TGGAGTGTATGCAGAGAGCATTGTAATTGTGAACTTGCACCTGTTGATTATAGTGGCAGAACAACTTTTGACAAGCCACAAATAAAATAACTTGTAAAAAATACAACTTTAATTAAATTACATTAAATGACAATAGGAGAATAAATGTCAAACGAATCCGTCAATCAAGACGTTAAACAAGAATCCGTTAGTGATAACGAAAAAAATCTAACCGTCAATCAGGACGATAAACAGAATATGATTCCACAAGCACGTTTTAGTGAACACGTTCGCAAAACAAATGCCAAAATGGAAGAAATGTCTAATATAATAAACTCTTATAAGGCTAAAGAAGAAAAAGATAGGCAAAAACAACTTGAAAATGAAGGTAACTATAATCAGATTTTAGAAGAAAAAGATTCATTGATACTTTCACAAGAAAAAGAACTTAAAAAATTGCGATCTTTTAAATCTGAAACAGATAATCAAATAGCTAAAGAAAGAGAAGAATTAATAAGCCAATTACCTGAAGATCAACAAGCTATATATGGCGAATTGTCTAACCCTGCTTTAAAAAAACATATTAGTATGTTAAATAGTAATGTGAATAAAGTAGCAACAAATACACAACAACCAAAACGTGTAGGTAATCAAGAGTTTGGTGGATACAGTAATTGGATAGAATATGCTCAAAATGATCCTAAAGGTGCAGAGAAAGCCATACAACAGCATCAAATGGGAAAACGATAAGGTAGGTATTAAATTGAATAATAATATGAACAGAGTTTACTCGCAGGTTGATTTTCAATGGTGCGATGAATCTAATCAATATATAGAAGTATCATCTGTAAGTAGTGATTATGCAGGTGATTGGGCTTTGTGTACAGCAGTAACTAACCAAACAGATACTGATGTAGGTTATGCAGCAGGAATTACAACAGCAGCAGCGATTGTACAATTCAACAAAGCTAATGTAACATTTCCTTTAATTACCAAAGGTTATGCAGCAACAGGTACAACAAATGTATCATTTCCTGAATACAGTAAATTAGGTGTTTCATCTGTTACTAATAATTCAGCAGGTAATGAAGGTGATCACCAAAATGCAGTTGCTTTAACAGTTGGTGCTAACACAGTTGAAGTGTTAAGACACAACATTCACGCAAACTTAACAGATTTGGCTGCTCATTCACAAGCAGGTGCAATGTCTAATGCAGGATTAGTATTAGGTAATGCAGTTGCAGCAGAGTTTGACAATCAAGTTTGTGCAGCTTTTGATGGCTTTGATACAAGTAAAGGTACATCAACAGATGGATTAAAATTCTTGGATATTATGGATGCTTTAGCTTTATTAGAAGCAAATGATGCACCAAGACCATATTCAGCAGTTTTACATCCACAACAAATGTTTGGTAGCTTTGGTTTATCAAATGAATTTGGATCATCAGCAGTAAATGCAAGTAATGGTGCATTTAATGGCTTATCAGGTGCAGCAGAACAACAGTTTATGGGTACAGGTTTTGTTACATCACTTGCAGGGATCAATTTCTATACATCTCCACAAGTTCCTAATGGTGCTGATGCTACCGAGAAAAAAGGGGCTGTATTTGCTCAAACTGCATTAGGTGCTGCTATGCTTGATATGGGTGGTGGTAGCTTTATGCAAGTTGCTATGGAAAGAGAAGAAACACAAGCATCAACAGTAATCGTAGCTAATGGTTACTTCGCTGTAACTGAACTTGTTGATGAACACGGTGTAGAAATACATACTGAAATATCATAACAGTTAAATAATAAAGGGAGGGATTAATTTCCCTCCCATATTACTTATGAAAAAAGATATCGGAAATTTAAACAATAACAATTTTAATGTTGAACTTGATCCTAAAAAAGAATTGAAACTTGTAGAAGAAGGTGATAGAGGGCAACAAGCCTATTACAAAGGCAAGAAGATGAAATACTTGGATTATATTGGTGAGGTAGGCGAAAGAATTAATAGAAATAAAAAAGGCAAAGGTGTTGATAATATTGGTACTTTTGCAGGTTTTGGAAATGGAACTTTAAAAAAAGCCTATAAGGAGAATTAAATGGCTGCTAAAAAAGAAGCAAAAAAAGAAGTAAAAAAAGAAGTTGTAGTTAAATCAGGTAAATTTAAAATAACTAAACCTAATGGTAAGTCTATAATTAGAAAAGATTTAGGTGATTATGTTAAAGTTTATGAAGCAAAAGGTTGCAAAGTAGAGGAGATATAGATGCCTATTAAATATTCATCTCAAACAACAGATAATTTATCATTAGGGCAAAATGGTTCTATATTGGTAACAGGAACAACTGCTTGTACTTGTTCTGAAGGTGCAGGTGTTTTTGTAGCTTTTCAATTTTTAGAAGATACAGTATTTGCAAGTGCAAGTGGTGGATTGGTTGCAGAAACAGAACAATTATTTCCTGATGATGAAGGTACAGGAACGTCAATAGATTCTAATGCAGGTGCAGCTTCTGATGGTGTTACTTTTCCTAAAGGTATGACTATATATGGAAGATGGACAGGATTCACATTAGCATCAGGTAAACTAATAGCATACGTTGGTTAGATGTTAGGATTAGGATTAGGCACATCTAAAGGTGGATTTGTAGATGCCCTCGCAGAGGTAACCAATACTAAATCAATACTATTTGATGGTGGCGATGAATTTATAAATTGTGGTGATATAGAACTAAATGGATTGAGTGGATTGACTGTATCAGCTTGGTTTAAAGCTAATTCAACAGGAGCAAGTTCAAGAATAGTAAGTAAAGATCAGGTAGGTACAGCAGGATGTTTTATTCTTTGGATAGATCAAAATTCTGATTTAATATTTCAAGCACATAATGGTACAGGGTATAAAGTAGCTAATTATACTTCATTTTCTGAAGATACAAATTGGCATCACGTTGCAGGTGTTTTTTCTGCTACTGCAATAAAATTATATTTAGATGGTGCAGAGGTTGCAAGTGCTACTTATAGTTCAACTACTTTAAATGATTCTGAAAATGAAGAAGTTGTTATTGGAGCAGATAGTGATGTTGCAAGTACCGATCACCATTTTAACGGAAATATTGATGAAGTTGCTATATGGAGTTCTGCATTATCTGCTACTGAAATAACACAAATCTACAATAGTAATAGAGGAACTTTAGATTTATCTACTGACACCTTTGATTATTCATCAAGTGCTAATCTTAAAGCTTGGTGGAGAATGGGTGATGAAGCATCTACAAGAGTATTAGATACTGATGCTAACAACCTTGTAATACCTGATATGAGAAAGACATTCTTCACAAGTAAAAGTATAGATTTTGATGGTACAGATGATTATGTTAAAGTTGGAAGTCAAAGTTTTACAGATGATAGTGATTTTTCAATATCATTATGGTTCAAATCATCAGATACTACAAAGCAAACTCCATTATTGACAAGTCCTGTTGATTCTACAGGAAATTGGAGTTTGAAAATGAAAACATCAGGAAAAGTAACATTTTCTTTTAGCGATGGTTCAAATTCAATTAACAGTCAAGATAATGGATCAACTTGTAGTGATGGTCAATGGCATCACGTTGTAATGACGGTAGATAGAAGTAATGGATGTACTCATAATAGATATATAGATGGAGGAAGTCCTACTGCAAGAGGAAGTACAGCAGTAACAGGCGATTTAGATACAGGAAATTTTTATTATATAGGTGCTGTAAATGGATCAGGTAATCAAGATAATTTTGCAAATGCTCAAATATGTGATGTGGCAATTTTCAATACAGTTTTAGATGCCAACACAGTAACATCTATTTACAATTCAGGTGAGCCAAACAATTTAACATTACCTGCAAGTTATACAGCAGGAAGTGGTGTAGACAAGACAGCTAACTTACAAGCCTATTATAGATTAGGAAATACAACTTTATTTGGAGATAATTCAGAAGCAAATGTTATATTGGATGCAAATGCAACATTAGGAACGGAATTATTACCTGCTTTATCTGATTCAAATTACACAGGTGGTTCAGATTTAACATTAACTATGGATGGAAATGAATTAAATGTTGCAAGAGATGGTAGTTCAGATATTGATGTTGTTTTGGCATCTCCAATAACATTAGAAACAAATACTAAATATTTATTTGAAATAGAAATTGGAGCAGGTAGTAGTAGTAGTGGTGCATTAATTAATGTTAGAGGTGATGAATCTGTATTAGGAAATACAACATATTTTAATGAATATATAGGTAGATTAGTAAAAAGTGCTGTTGCATTTACATCAGATAGTTCTGCAACAGGTTTCTTTTTTCAAATTGTAGCAAATGTTAATAGTCAAAATTTTAATATAGTTAATGTTAGTTTAAAAAAGATTTTAACTGCTACTAATACAGCATCTATGGTAAATATGAGTAATTTCGATATAGTAGATCACGCACCTAATCGTAATTCAGGCGATATGATTAACTTTGATGCCACAGCCGATATAGAAACAGATAC